CTATGCCAGCAAGAATACCTAAAGCATGCAGAAAGCAAGGCTGTAAGAATACAACAATCAACAGTAATGGTTATTGTGATGAACATCAAGGTTGTGGTTGGCAAAGGCATCAGAAAGGAAAGACATCGTCTCAGCGTGGTTATGGAGCTCAATGGCGAAAAATAAGAGCTGTCGTGTTAGTTCGCGATAACTACTTGTGCCAGGAATGCTTAAAGCAAGGTCTGTTTGTAACAGCTACAACTGTTGACCATATAACTCCTAAGGCTCACGGTGGTAGTGATGACCTAACTAATCTTCAAAGTCTATGTGATTCATGCCATAAATTCAAAACAGCGCGAGAACGCTTGAAATAGTGTTTAAAGTGCGGTTGTTTTTGTAAGGGTAGGGGGTGGTAAAATCTTTATAGGTTTTACCTATCGAAACCGCCCCCCTAACTCTATTTTCACAACCGCGAAATTAAGATTTTAAAGGTAAGCCAAAATGACAGGAAAAGCACTCGTTTCAGGTAGGGGGCGAAAGCCTAAGCCGACAGCAGTGAAAGAGCGTCAAGGCAACCCTGGTAAGCGAAAGTTAAATAAAGATGAACCGCAGTTTAGCGAATTTGATGAGCATACACCGCCGCCAGATGACCTAGACGAGAACGGTAAAACAATGTGGGTCTTTGTGTTAAAAGAGTTGATCCCACAAAAAGTATTACTCAAAACAGATTTGCAGACCGTTGCAAATTACTGCATTGCTTACCAAAACAGAAAACAAGCTAATCGTGATATTGAGAAATTCGGCAGCGTAATTGAATCAGATGCGGGTATTAAACGCAATCCTGCCTTCACCACACTAAAGGAAGCAATGGCTGACATGGCTAAGTTTGGCTCATTACTTGGCTTAGATCCAAGTAGTCGCACTCGATTAGTGGGGAATGCTGACAATAAAATTGACAATCCATTCGCGGAGTTAATGCAATGACAGATAATGTAAAAAAGGCCATTAAGTATGCCAAAGATGTTATTGCTGGCAAAATTCCCGCGTGCCGATTTATTGTAAAAACCTGTCAGCAGTTCATTGATGATTTAGAAAAGCAAAGTGCGGTTAAATTTCCTTATTATTTTGATGAAGTTAAGGCAGAAAAAGCGTGTAAATTCATTCAATACCTACCGCACACAAAAGGCGAGTGGGCATCAAAACGACAAAATATCACGCTTGAACCGTGGCAACTATTCATTATGGCAAATACTTTCGGGTGGTTGCGTAAAAGCGACAATCTGCGTCGTTACCGTGAAGTTTATGTTGAAGTACCCCGCAAAAACGGTAAATCAGCTATTTCTGCAGGTGTCGGCTTGTATATGTTCTGCATGGATAATGAGTTTGGTGCGGAAGTCTATTCAGGTGCAACAACAGAAAAACAAGCGTGGGAAGTATTCCGTCCTGCTCGATTGATGTGTAAGAAAACCGATCTGCTTTGCTCGACTTTCGGCATCGAAGTCAATGCGTCAAACTTAAATAGACCCGCTGACGGTTCTCGGTTTGAGCCGCTTATCGGTTCACCTGGTGATGGTGCATCACCTAGTTGTGCGATAGTGGACGAATACCATGAGCATAAGAATGATGAGCTATATACCACAATGTTGACTGGTATGGGGGCGCGTAAACAACCGCTTATGTTTATCATTACGACTGCAGGTTATAACATCGAAGGTCCTTGTTACGACAAACGCAGAGAAGTAATTGAAAAATTATCCGGTGCAATTCCTAATGACGAGCTATTTGGGATCATCTATACAATTGATGAAGATGATGATTGGACAGATGAAAGCGTATTACGTAAAGCAAATCCAAACTTTGATGTGTCAGTGTATGGTGACTACCTAATTAGTCAGCAAAACAAAGCAATTAATAATGCACGTCTGACCAATACTTTCAAGACTAAACACTTGAATGTATGGGTGTCTGCGAAAGAAAGCTATTTTAACATGGTGAGTTGGGAAAACTGCAAGGATGAAACATTATCACTTGAAGATTTCCAAGGTGATGATGTTGTGCTTGGCCTTGATATGGCGCGTAAGCTTGATATGAACTCGCTTGTTAAAGTGTTTGCTAGGGTTATTGATAGTAAGCGGCATTATTATTGTATTGCTCCAGAATTCTTCGTTCCGGAAGATACTATCTATAACACTGATACCGCTTTAAAACGAGTGGTGGATAAATATCAAAAATGGGTAAACAGTGGGCATTTAACTGCAACAGATGGTGCGGAAGTTGATTATCGAGAAATCGAAGAAGTCATCAAAGATACCAATCAAGAGCATAGAGTTTCCTGTGTCGCGATTGACCCGCATGGAGCGATAGCAATCAGCCATAACTTAGCTGATGAAGGACTTAACCCTATAACCATTACACAAAACTACACCAACTTATCTGATCCAATGAAAGAATTGGAAGCGGCAATTGAATCAGGTCGTTTCCATCATGACGGGAATCCAATTATGACGTGGTGTATTGGTAACGTGGTTGGCAAGACGGTTCCAGGGAATGATGATGTCGTGCGTCCAATTAAAGAAATTCCTGAAAACAAAATAGACGGAGCGGTGGCTTTAATGATGGCAATCGGTCGCATTATGTTGAGCACTGATGATGAAAACTTTTTCCCAAATGAGGTATTGGAACTATGAGAACTGTCATTTTAGATCTTTTAGGTCTAACAGGCTTTGGCTTGATGTTTTATGGAGTGTATCTCAAATATGGGGCTGATATTGCATTAATTGGTAGTGGGGCATTATTACTGCTTTTAACTATTTTGGCATCGAGAGGTAAACAATGATTTTTGATAAATTATTTAGCACTCGTTCACTGGAGAATCCAGCGGTGCCATTAAGTGCTGAATCAGCTTACGAAGAAATATTCGGAATGCAGCCGACTAAATCGGTTAGTCCTGATTTGGCAATGAAGTTATCTGCTGTTTATGCTTGCGTTTATGTGTTATCGAGTTCTGTCGCACAATTACCACTGCACGTTAAGTGTAAGAGCGGTGATAAAGTAGAAACAGTAAAAGATCATCCAGCATATTACCTTTTACATGATAGCCCTAACGCTTGGCAGACATCGTACAAATTACGCGAATATGCACAAAGTTCGGTTTTGTTGTACGGAAATGCTTATATCCATATTGTTCGTGATAAAAACGGTGGAGTTGTCTCGCTTGAATCATTAGAGCCGTGGAAAGTGCAGTTGCTTAAAAACGGAAGTCGCTATGTTTATGCTTACTACGGTGACGATAAGACAATGAGCCTATCTCCGGATGATGTTTTACACATCAAGTCACTTGGACCGTCAATAAAAACAGGGAAATCAGTTATTCAAACTCATGCTGAGACGATTGGTTTGGGTTTGGATGCTCGCAAATTTGCTAGCGGTTTCTTTGGTGGGAATGCTCGTCCTGCAGGTATTCTGTCTGTTAAGACACCACTGAATAGCAATGCGTGGGAAAACTTTAAAAAGATGTGGCAAACCGCACAAGAAAAGCTGAGAAGTGAAGAAAATAAAACAATATTACTTCCTGCTGAGCTTGATTATAAGGCTTTGACCGTATCACCAGTCGATACTGAACTGCTTTCAATGATGAAACTGAATCGTTCCGAGATTGCAGGTATTTTTAATGTTCCAGCCCACATGATCAACGATTTGGAGAAGGCGACATTTTCCAACATATCAGAACAGACAATCCAGTTTATTAGGTTCAGCGTTATGCCATGGGTGGTCAATTGGGAGCAGGAACTAAACCGAAAAATCTTTACTGAAGCAGAGCGTAAAGCGGGTTACTTCGTGAAGTTTAATCTTGCTGGAATTATGCGTGGTACTGCAGGAGAGCGTGCAACATTTTACCATGCCGCTATCACTGATGGTTGGATGTCGCGAAATGAAGCTCGTCAGCTTGAAGATATGAATCCGGTTGAAGGACTGGATGAAATGTTGGTTAGCGTGAATGCGGCAAAACAAGCAAATAATAAACAAACGGAGAACACAAATGAGTGATGTAGAAAAGCGCTCCTACGCAGGCGAAGTGCGAGCGGAAAGTCGAGATGATGAGCCTACGCACATTATCGGTTATGGTTCCGTGTTCAATACTATGTCTGAAGTAATGTGGGGTTTTCGCGAAATCATTATGCCAGGTGCATTTGATGATGTTCTTGAAGATGATGTGCGCGGGTTGTTTAATCACGACCCTAATTTCATTCTAGGGCGCAGTAAAGCCGGTACGTTGAGTCTATCAGTCGATGAAACAGGACTTAAATATGACATTATTGCACCAGATAATCCAACTATTCGTGATTTAGTTATTGCACCGCTAAAACGCGGTGATATTACTCAATCATCCTTTGCGTTTAAGATCGCACGTAATGGAGATGAATGGTACGAAAATGATGATGGTGTAATCATCCGTGAAATTCATAAAATTTCACGCCTTTATGATGTCAGTCCTGTGACTTATCCTGCTTACCAAGAAGCAAGCAGTACAGCTCGCTCACTTGAAGCATGGAAAGAAGCTCGAGAGTCAGGAACAATTGCTAAAGCGGTATCACAAAAAGCCGCACGTGAGCGATTCTTAAGCTTAATTAGCGCTAAATAAAAGTAATTTTTATCAATACGAGCCGCAATAATGCGGCTTTTTTCATTTAAAGAAAGAGGAAAAATCATGGCTAAATTACATGAACTTCAAGAAAAACGTCGTAATATCGCGGCTCAAATGCGTCAATTGAATGATGAAATTGGCGAAAAAACATGGACTGAAGAACAACGCACTAAGTGGGATTCAATGAAATCCGAGTTAGGCGGTGTTGAATCACAAATTGAGCGCGAAGAATCATTACGATCAACCGATGCTTTATTTGTTGAAGAGCAACGTCAAATTGAAACTGAATCAAAACCAGTTATTGATGTAGAAGTTAAACGTTCCCAAGCATTTAATTCGTTCTTACGTCGTGGCTTAGGCGAATTAAGTCAAGAAGAACGTCAAGTGATGGCGGAACTTCGCGCACAAGCGGCAGGCACTGACAATAAAGGTGGTTACACCGTACCTAAAGAAATGCAGGCTCGTATTGCTGAACAAATGAAAGCTTTTGGTGGTATCGCGAGCGTTGCTCAAATCCTTAACACTGCAGACGGTCGCATTATTACTTGGGCGACTGCAAATGGCACCGCTGAAGAAGGCGAATTAATTGGCGAAAATGCGGCGGCAACTGAATTAGATACTGAATTTGGCACAGCTGAGCTTGGTGCGAAAAAACTCTCATCAAAAATTATCCGCGTATCAAACGAATTGTTACAAGATTCAGGTGTGGATATCGAAGAGTATTTATCTCGTCGAATTGCAGAGCGTATTGGTCGTGCAGAAGATAAATATCTTATCCAAGGTACTGGCGTTGGCTCACCTGCTCAACCTAAAGGCTTGCAAACCGCAGTTACTGGTGTAACACAAGCGGCAGCCGCTGCAGTAGCATGGCAAGATTTTAACGCATTGATCCACTCAGTAGATCCTGCCTATCGCAATGTTGGCAATACTCGCCTTGCTTTCAACGACAATACGTTAAAAACGTTGAAAGAAATGGTGGATGGACAAAAACGTCCATTATGGTTGCCTGATGTGGCTGGCGTTGCTCCTGCAACCATCTTAGGTCATCAATATGTGATTGACCAAGGCATCGAAGATATTGGTTCAGGTAAGAAATTTGCTTACTTTGGTGATTTCAGCCGATTCATCATTCGTCGCGTGTCAGGTATGACATTACGTCGCTTAGTGGAACGTTACGCAGAGTTCGACCAAGTAGGTTTCTTAGCGTTCCATCGCTTTGACTGCGTACTCGAAGATGTGTCAGCAATTAAAGCATTAACAGGTAAATAGCTAAAAGTGCGGTCAGAAATGGCCGCATTTTTATTTGGGGGATGAATGGAAATCACACTAGACGAAATTAAGTTGCAATGTCGCATTGATCATGATGAGGAAGATGATTTGTTGTCAGCCTATCTAGTTGCAGCAAAGGCGATGGTTGAGAACCACACGAATAGAGTGCTTTTTAATACATTGCCCGAAGAAAAACCGATTAATGCACAAGAAATCACTGGCGATTTGAAGATAGCTATATTAATGCTGATCGCTTACCTATATGAAAACCGTGGTGGATGGAACGAAGGGCAAGGTGTAACAAACTTTGATTTACCTCCAACTGTTAAAGCCATCATTGAGCGTTATCGTTTTATAGATGTGTAGGTGATTAATATGAACATAGGAAAGCTACGTCACAGAATTACCTTGTTGCGGCAAGTTAATGAAGTGAATGATTACGGTGGAAGTACTCAAACCTGGAAGAGAGTAGCTACTGTTTGGGCTGATGTTAGACCATTATCAGGTCGAGAGTATTTTTCAGCCAAGCAAGTACAGTCTGAAGTTACCACTCAAATATGGCTACGTCATATAGAAGGCATTAAACCCACAATGAAGGTTAAGTTTGGGAAAAGAGAGTTTGAAATTCTTTCCGTGCTTAATACTCAAGAGCGTGACGTGTCTTTACAGCTTATGTGTAAGGAGACAGGAAATGTCTAATCTGACTGTGAAAGTTACTGGGCTTAAAGAGTTAGGAAAAAAAATGAATGACCTTGGAAAGAAAACAAAAGGTCGTATTTCTGTTGATTCAATGCGAAAAGGGGCTGTGATTATCAGGGATAAGGCAAGAGCCAATGCACCAACTTTACAAGAGAAAGTACCGCATCGGAAACGTGGCACTTTAAAAAGAGCCATACTTGAAAGTACAAGGGTTGATAAGTTCGGAAATGTCCACTCTAAAATTTATGTTCGCAAACTTCGAAGTAAAACTATTGAAAACTTTAAAGTTAAAACAGGTAAAGGTGGCGCTAAAAACCCTAACGATCCTTATTACTGGCGATTTATAGAGTTTGGAACATCAAAAATGCAAGCCAGACCGTTTTTGCGTCCAGCATTCTCAACTAAAAAAAATCAAGTATCGCGAGAAATTATTAATAATCTACGCAATAACATTTTTAGAGAGGCTGGTAAATGATTCAAAAAAAACTCTTTAGTGCACTAAATCCACTTGTATCAGGTCGTTGTTTTTATGGATTGATTCCTGAAACAAATAGTACCTATCCAGTCATCGTATATCAATTCCCAGCAATATCACCAAATTCAGCGTTGGAGGATGGTGATTTGGATGATTTCACGGTGCAGATTGATGTTTATAGCAAAAATCCTGATGACATTTTCGCTCTGCGAAAGGCTATTTTTACCGCACTTGAAACGGCATTTGATTATGCCGAGAGAGAAAGTGATTTCAGTGACTACGAACCCGATACGAAATTACATCGTCGGGTAATAACTTATCAAATTGCTTATGGAGAATAAAACATGGCAGCAAAAACCACACCGTTCCAAAAAACACGGTTTTATATTGGCACATCCGAAGATGTCGGTAAGAAAATTACAGCTTGTGCTGTAACACCAAATGCAACAATTACTGTCCCGTCAAGCGGATTCAAAACTGGTGATTGTGTCTTAGTTAGCGGATTAGGTGCGCTAGATGGATATTATCCAGTTAAATCTGTTGCGGCAGATGTAATCACATTGGCTGATGAAGTTGATTGGTCAGCGTATGATCAACCAACAGTATTTACTGATGCTAAAGCGGCATTAGTGAAATGGTCAAATAATTTCTGTGAGCTCCGAAATTTAGAGCGTAGCGAAGATACATTGACCGAAGAAGATGTAACTACCATGTGTGATGATGGCAAAGCCACCGAAGCAGGTGAGTTTGAGTACGGTGAGACTCAGATGAAGTTCTTTACTGCGCCAACATCCGAAAT